AAGCAGAATATAAAATTCAATGTGGTACACCTTTCTTTATTGATGCTGATACAGGTAATCATATTTGCGGATTTAGGGAAAAAGATATTTTGATAAAATGGGCTAATGGAGAAAAAGTACCTCCACCACCTAGACCAAAAAGTCCAATGCCGCGAGCTCCCTTCCATGGCGCTTCGAAAAAAGAAGAAGAAAAATGGACAAAAGAGTATACACAATGGGCGGAAGAAAACAACCAGTTACCAAATTTGAAAACAGCAGAAGAGCTTCTTGCTATGCCTAGACCTAAATCACAGGCACCTGGACCGCCACCCCCTAATAGTTCTGATGAACAGTTAGAGGAATGGGGTAAGGAATATTCAAAATGGACAGAAGAAAACACCCATTTAAAGAATATAATGCCAGCGGAACAGCTTATTCAACAGATGAAACAAAGACGTCGAGCACAAGGACAACAGCAAGGTGGCAATGCTAATATGGAAACAAGAGTAAGAGTTATTGAGAATAAAATTGACAAATTAATGGCACATTTGGGTGTAAAATAATGTTAAAACCAATCCCGACGATCGATCGGGATCCAACTCAAGAAGAGTTAGATAATATAGATAAAGTTGAAATTATGCTTGCTGAAGAGAGTGGTTCTGAATTACCATCTCATATGCAGATGGCTCGTAGTCTCGCTACAGATAGTTGGCGATCCTTAAAAGCATTTATGAGAGGAAAAAAGGTATTAGTAGAGTCTGAAGAAGCGATTCGTAGATGGGAAATTTGTGAAGGGTGTCCTTTTTTAAAGTATGATGAGACAAACCCTGATACGGGTAAGAGAGATGGTAGATGTGTTCATTGTGGGTGTTTTATGAATATAAAAGTTCATTTTAAAACATGCAAATGTCCTATTGATAAGTGGTAATAATTAAAAAAAAATAGCTGTTTGCTAAAGTTTTATTATATATATTAATAAGGGTTACACTAAAACTGTAAACTAAATAATAAAAACTAAAATATAAATACTGAGGAGAATATTCACATGGATATTGCACAAATCAAAAATCGGTTACAACAACTACAATCAACAACATCAACTTCATTTTGGAAACCACAACCTGGTAAGACTCAAATTCGAATTGTACCTTATAAATTTAATAAGGACAATCCTTTTATTGAGTTATACTTTCATTATGGTATGGGGAATAAAACCTATATTTCTCCAGTGTCTTTTGGTAGACCAGATCCAATTAATGAGTTCGCAAGTAAGTTAAAATCAACTGGCGATAGAGAAGAGTGGATCCAAGGCAAAAGACTTGAACCAAAAATGAGAACATTTGCACCAGTCGTAGTTCGTGGAGAAGAAAGTGACGGCGTTAAATTTTGGGGTTTTGGTAAAACAGTATATCAGGAATTACTTGGGTTTATAGCAGATCCTGACTATGGTGATCTTTCAGATCCAATTAATGGTCGGGATATTGTTGTTGAACGTCAAACACCAGCAGAAGCTGGTAATCAATATGGTAAAACCACTATTAGAGTAAAACCGAATCAAGTTCCATTAACAGAAGATAAGGATGAGCTTGAACGAATCTTTAAGAGTCAAGTTGATATTGTAGAGATATATACTGAACCAACTTATGATGAATTAAAAGAGGCCTTCAAAACTCATATGAATCCAGAAACTTCCGAAGATAGCGCTGATGAAACAGTCGTTACTACTCCAGCGGCAACTAATACTGTCTCTGAAGTTAATGATGCTTTTGATCAGTTATTTAACAGTTAATATTAAATCAAATTGGGGTAGTTTTACTACCCCAATTATATTCGGAGGTTAAGTATGACACATACTGATGAACTTGCTGTGGTTATTGCAGATGAGTTAAATAAGCAGTTTAAACACCAACAAGTAGCATACTTTTTAGGCGCGGATGCTGTTTCTCCAACTGATGTTACAAGTTGGATATCTACTGGATCATCTGTATTAGATATTGCTATATCGAATAGATCAAGTGGCGGTATTGCAGTAGGAAAGATTACGGAGTTAAATGGATTAGAAGGCAGTGGTAAATCTCTTGTGGGTGCGCATGTCCTTGCAAATACTCAAAAAAAAGGTGGAATTGCTGTTTATATAGATACTGAATCATCAGTTTCTCAACAATTTTTAGAAGCTATTGGTGTTGATATATCAAAGATGCTTTATATTCAACTTGAAACTGTAGAAGAAATATTTGAAGCTATAGAGCATATTGTAACGAAGATTAGGGAGTCCGATAGAGAACGTGATGTTACTATTTTAGTAGACAGTTTGGCTGCAGCTACAACAAAAGTAGAAATGGGGGCAGATTTTGATAAAGATGGGTGGGCTACATCTAAGGCGATTATTATTTCTAAAGCTATGAGAAAAATTACTCAAATGATGGCTCGTCAAAAAGTAGCACTTGTATTTACTAATCAACTTAGACAGAAGTTAGGAGTAATGTTTGGCGACCCGTGGACTACTAGTGGTGGCAAAGCATTGCCATTTCATGCGTCAACTCGCGTTAGATTAAAAAATGCGGGTCAAATTAAAGATACCAAGAAAAATACAATTGGTATGAAGATAAAGGCACAAGTTATAAAAAATCGTTTAGGACCACCATTACGTATTGCAGAATTTCATTTATATTTTGATAGGGGTATAGATGATTATGGTGGTTGGTTGACTGTATTAAAAGATTATAAAGCAATTTCGGTTACTGGAGCGTGGTATACGTTGGTTAATCAAAATGGCGAAAAGATTAAGTTTCAGTCTAAAGATTGGGAGAAGAAACTTCAAGAAGATCCTGAATTAAAAAAATATGTTTATAATTTAATATGTGATAAATTAATTTTGAAATATCAATCACATCAATTAGGAATAGATGATATTACTGAAACGGATGATGTTGTAGATGACCTCTAATGATTTTAATAAAAAATATTTATCTATACTTGAACAAATTGAACAGGAACATGCCATCAACGATGAGACACATTTCGATATTAATAGTCGGGTTCTCATCCTTGATGGCCTGTAGCTGAATACATTTATACGAGCTTTTAGTGCCAATCCTGCTGTCAATGATGATGGTATTCACATCGGCGGTATAATTGGTTTTTTGAAGTCTCTTAGGTATACACTGGCGAGGATAAAACCAACCAGATGTATTATTGTTTTTGATGGTAAGGATGGCACTAAACGCCGTAAAAAATTATACCCACAATATAAAGGTAACCGGAAGGTTAAACAAAGATTTAATAGAAATATTGATTGGAGTATTGCTCCCCAAAATGAAGAGCAATCTATAAAAATGCAATTGGGAAGATTAATTAAATATCTTGAACAATTACCTTTAACAATAATTTCTATAGATGGCACTGAAGCAGATGATATTATAGCTTATATTTCAAAACAACTTTTAACTACTCAAAAAATTATAATTACAAGTACTGATAAGGATTTTTATCAATTAATTGATGATAGAATTACTATTTGGAGTCCAATTAAAAAAGTTGAATATAATATAAATAAAATTAAAGAAGAATTTGATATATGGCCTAGTAATTTTTTAACATATAGAGCATTGGAAGGAGATAAGTCTGATAATATAAATGGTATAAGAGGAGCCGCTTTAAAATCAATAAAAAAATATATTCCGCAGATTACGGGTGATGATGAGTTTGGTATAAAAAAATTATTTGAATTTGTAAATAATACTGATAGCAAATATAAATTAATAGAAACAATAAAAAACAACGTGTTTTTAGTAAAACGTAATTATTTATTAATGCAGCTTTTTAGTGTTGATATTAGTAATCATATTAAATTGCGGGTTCAAGAATCAATTAATCGAAAAGTTCCGACGTTGATTAAATATAAATTTTCAACAATGTTTATGCAAGATAAACTGTGGAGTCAAATTCCAGATATGAATTCATGGATAACAGAATTTGTGAGATTAGATCGGTTTAGTAAAAGGGATAAAAATGGCAGTAAATAAATTAGCTCAATTTGGCCACAGCTTCCAAATCAAAAGCATTGTTTGTTTAATGACCAAACCGCAATATATAGAACAAATTCATGATATTTTAGATGAAAAACATTACGATAGTGATGCTATGAAATGGATTGTAAAACATTGCAAAGAATATTTTACTAAGTATAACAAGCCAATTACTTTTGATGTTTTTAAGGTTAAAACAGATGAAGTATCAAACGATGTTTTAAAAACAACAATACTTGAAGTTTTAAAGGAAGTTTATAAACATTTAGAATCATCAGATTTAGATTTTATTCAAGATAAATCTTTAGATTTTTTCAAGAACCAAACATTAAAAAATGCTATTATGGAATCTGTTACTATTTTAGAACAGAGTGGTGATTTTGATAGTATTAAAACAATAATGGATAATGCAATGAACGCCGGCACAGAACGTAATATCGGCCATGAGTATTTTAATATGATTGAAGAACGATATGAAGAGATGGCTCGGGCAACTGTAGAAACCTCATGGGAAGTGATTGATGGGTTAATGCAGGGAGGTTTAGCCGCGGGAGAGCTTGGTGTAATAGTTGCACCNGCTGGNGCTGGCAAAACATGGGTTTTGGCTGCAATAGGTGCAGCNGCTATGAANNAGGAAAAGNCTGTAGTCCATTATTCNCTTGAACTTAATGAGGCTTATGTTGGGTTAAGATATGATAGCATTTTTACAGGAATCCCAAACCAAAATTTAAAATATCATAAAGATGATGTACAAAATAAATTAGAATTACTTCCAGGTGAGTTAGTGATTAAATATTTTCCAACTAAAACTGCATCTGTTCATTCATTAGCATCTCATATACAGAGAACAAAAATGCTACATAAAAATATAGATTTACTTATTGTAGATTATGCGGATGTTTTAAGAGATGTACAATCTGCTAAGGAAGTAAGACATCAACTTGGGAATATTTATGAAGATTTACGAGGGTTGGCAGGAGAACTTGAAATACCTATTTGGACAGCATCGCAAGCTAATAGAAGTTCTTTAGATGAAGACGTTATTGAAGCACAAAAAGTTTCTGAGAGTTATATAAAAATCATGACAGCTGATTTTGTAATGTCTTTATCCCGAAAAGTAGAAGATAAAATAGCTAATACAGGTAGATTTCATGTAATTAAAAATAGATTTGGACCAGANGGCATAACATTTCCTGCAAAGGTTAATACAAATACTGGACATATAACTATATATGAAAGTGACTCAGTTGGCGGTAAAGAACAACAACATAAAATTGATAATCGTGATAACATTACTAAAAAATTACTATCAAATAAGTACGAAGAATTAATGAAGTGAATATTTATAGAAGTAGGGNGGAGATATAAATGAGAAAATATGAATTTAAGTTATCAGAAAATTTTATAAATAAATATAAAAGAAAAAAAGCTCCTTTTGGTTTTAACGGATTGGGNGAATTAGTTTATATGAGAACGTATTCGCGAATTAAAAAGGATGGATCTAATGAATATTGGTGGGAGACAGTCAAGCGAGTTGTTGAGGGAACTTATTCTATGCAAATGCAGTGGATAGAAACATATCAACTTGGATGGAATCCATGGCAAGCACAAAAATCAGCTCAAGAAATGTACGATCGAATTTTTTATATGAAATTTTTACCNCCAGGACGTGGTCTTTGGGCNATGGGAACNNTAATAACANAGAAAAAAGGTATGTTTGCGGCACTTAACAACTGTGCATTTGTATCTACGTCTACTTTGAAAGATGATCATGCAAAACCATTTTGNTTTTTAATGGANGCATCAATGNTAGGTGTTGGNGTTGGTTTTGATACAAAAGGTGCCGNCCAGCTTGATGTTAAAGGNCCTAATAATAATCGTGCTATTGAAACGTTTNTAATACCAGATACTCGGGAAGGNTGGATAGAAAGTGTAAAATTATTAATTGAAAGTTATTTTCTAGGAACACAGTCAGTCAAATTTGATTATTCAAAAGTTAGACCAGCGGGAGTTCCAATAAAGGGATTTGGTGGTATATCAAGCGGTCCGGAACCTTTAGAAGAAGCACATGAAACAATTAGAAAAGCACTTGATTATAATACAGGTACTCCTATAACAGTTACTACTATTGTTGATATTATGAATATTTTGGGAAAATGTGTAGTTGCTGGCAATGTTCGTAGAACTGCTGAAATTGTTTTTGGTGATCCCAACAATGCAGAATATTTAGATTNAAAAAATTATAAGGTTAATCCAGATAGAGAAAGGTATGGGTGGACTTCTAACAATAGCGTATTTGCAGGATTAGGCATGGATTATAATGATATATGCGAGCGTATTCAAATTAATGGAGAACCTGGATTTGCTTGGTTAGATAATATGAGAAGCTATGGTAGAATGTGTGAAAAGCCTAATGGATATGATATTAGAGCAGCTGGTGGGAACCCATGTTTAGAACAAACATTAGAAAGTTATGAACTATGTTGTCTNGTTGAGACATTTCCAAATAACCANGATTCATTAGAAGATTATATTAAAACACTTAAGTACGCGTANTTATATGCTAAAACAGTAACACTTGGAAAAACACATTGGCCTGAAACAAATAGAGTAATGTTAAGAAATAGACGGATTGGTTGTTCAGTAAGCGGTATTGCACAATTTATTAATAATAGAAATCTTGATGAATTAAAAAAATGGTTACTATCCGGGTATGATAAAATTCAAGAATATGATAAATTATATTCTGAGTGGCTGGCAGTTCCAAGAAGCATAAAAACAACATCAGTTAAACCATCAGGAACTGTTTCATTACTTGCAGGATCAACTCCTGGAGTGCACTATCCTGAATCACGATTTTATATACGTAGAATACGATTATCAAATCATTCGCCATTAGTTGAACCATTAAAAAAGGCTGGTTACAAAGTTGAATCTGCTTTTGGAAGCGAAGATACTACAGTTGTAGTGGAGATACCAGTTGATGCGGGCGATGGGATAAGAACTGTGAAAGAATTAACGATTTGGGAACAGTTATCTTTAGCAGCTTTTATGCAAAAATATTGGGCGGATAATCAAGTGAGTTGTACAGTTACCTTTGATCCAAAGACAGAAGGCAATCAGATTAGTAATGCACTTGATTATTATCAGTATCAATTAAAGGGTATTTCATTCTTGCCACGGCATGATACAGGCGCTTACAAACAAATGCCATATGAAGAAATAACAGAACAACGATATAGAAAAATACTTAGTAATTTGAGTAAATTGAATTTTAGACAAGTTAAAGGAAATGAAGCTATTGTTGAAAAATTTTGTGATGGGGATATGTGTGAGGTAGGCATATCTGGATGAAAAGAATTCACATACAAGCGGACAGGCAGTTGACGCACCTGTGGAAAAATGCGTCTTAACTTCGTTAACGAAAACAAAGAGGAGAACGTTTATGAACAAACGTAATCTAATATCTTCGTTGGTAATATTTCTCGCACCAATTATCCTTTGGGGTCAATCGGTGTCGGGAGTTGTTAGTGATGGAGACAAACCTTTGGTTGGGGCAAATGTAGTTGTGGATGGAACTGATTTAGGAGCGATGTCTCTTAATGATGGTTCTTATCGCATCGAATTGGAAGGTGGCTCAGGCGACTATTCAATTACTGCTTCATTCATTGGGTACTCATCTGTTACTCGAGAAGTAACGGTGGGTGAAGAAAATGT